TACTCAAATTCTGCTGTCATAAGAACTTTAAGTTTAAAGCCTACCATAGATCAAACAGATTTACTTATTAAATCTCCACTGCTGTCTACTCATAAAGTTGTTTTACAGTTTGGAACTGATAGTGTTGGTCTTTATGAAAAATATTTAAATAAAGATTTAGAAGGGTTATTTTATTCATTTGATGCTAGCTCTGAGGAGTTTTTAAATTCTTACTATTCCTTCCCTGTGGGGTTTAGCTCTACGCAGCCCGACCCTGAATTTAGAGTTAATTCACCAGAATCAAATTTATTAAATTTAACTGATAAGCTTGCAACTGTTGCTTTATATTTAAAAGACACTTCTGGTAGTCAATATGGATTTTTAAGTTGGTATGACATTTATAGAAGAATGACTCTGAATGATATTGGAAAATTAATGTACACTAATTCTCAATATTTAATATCAAAGATAGAGCATGGCTTTGTTCAAGGAGTATTTGTTAACAATATTATAACTGATGCAAATACTACAATATATTACGGAATTCCTGAATCAGCAACCGTGCCTAATGACTCTATAATAATAACAGAAGCAGATAGAATAGACTTTAAAAATTCATTAAAATAATATGCCAGCAGCAGCAACCATAATAGACCCTAGCATCCCGCCAACTGAACATTGTCACGAGGCAACTACGCATCTACTGGGTATGCAAGGGCCTGGGGCGGCAGCCTTAGTTTTTATTGGGCCTGCTTCATCTGCCCCTGTTTTAGTTGGAGATGCTTACATCTCAGCCAATGTTAGCTGTGGCGATACAGCCCATGTACCAATTGTAACTTTAGGTAGCACTAATGTTTTAGTTGGCCCTTCTTTAATAGGAATGTCTTTTATTGGAGCAGCCCTTTCCTGTGGGGACACGGTTGGAGCCAATGCAGAAAATAAGGTGATTGTTAACTAATTTTAAAATTTTATTAAATTAGTTTAATTACTCTAGTAAATAGTAGTAGGTAATTAATTATCGGATAAGAGGTTTTTTTTAATTATGAAGAACAATGTTTTAAAAGAAGAGGTTGATCAGATCCTTAGCCAAGCTTTTTGGAATAAGGGTGGGATCAAGTTAAATGAGGACGCCGCCCCTAAGGCTGATGAGACGGTCGAGCAGCCCGCCACTAAGGATGCCCCAGTTGAGGTTGTAAACGAGGAGGCTCATGTTTGCCCCCTTTGCGAGTCACACCTTGAGGCCCCTATCAGCGATGATAAGCTCTCAGAGCACATTGATCTTATGATTGACATCATAGACGAGATGTCTCAGTTAACGGAGGGCAAGGACGAGGGCAAGGACGAGGGTGAGGATGAGGATGAGGATGAGGGCGAGGATGAGGGCGAGGATGAGGGCGAGGATGAGGGCGAGGACAAGGGTAAGGAAAAGGGTAAGGCCAAGGGCGAGGACACGAAGATGCCCGCCTTCCTTGCGAAGATGCACAAGAAGAGCAGCAATGCACAACCGTCAACGACTGGCCCTGAGATGAAGTGAGGCTAACTTAGGACAGTTGGTCTAACTGCATGAGCGATAAATTTTTACCAGATATTTCAGTAGGTAGTTTTGCCATGGATCTGTTAAAGGACATGGCAAAAAATCCATCACAAGCTTTAAAGCCCGCCCTTAAGGAATCAACATTACAAAATGTTGGTGCTCCTGACGTTAGCAAAATTGAAGTGTCTGATGATTATGTTTCATTAGTGTTGGAAGGAAAGAAGTCACAACCTAAAAAGACAGCATTGCAAATAAAAGAATCTTCAGAGTCTAAACTAACAAATTTAGTAGAAAGACTTTCAACTTTGATTGTGGAGGCTAAACAAATAATGGAAGAGATATCTTCTGGTGCCACGACTGCTGGAAATTTAGGAGTTAATATGCCTGGGGGAAGTAAAAAGCTTAAAAGCTGTATCGCAAGACTTCAAAGAAAGCATGGTGGAAAATGAAAGACTTTATATCCCTTTTAGAAGAGATTTCAATAACAGAGAGAAAGACTGAGAAGGGAAGAGGTTCTAAAGAGGGTAGGGAAGCTATCCAGCAAAGCAGTCAGAAGAAATCTCATACCACCCCAGGAAAGTCTAGAGTTAGAATTTATAACTCTATAACTGACGCTCTTCGTAATGGATACATGGGTCAGATCTTTTCAACAAAGAATGCCGACCGTCTCTACGTCATTACCAAACAGAAGTGGGGCAAGGATGATGAGCAAATGGTAGGTGGTAGAACCGCCAAGGGATTTAGCCCAGGGTCTATACCTTCATCCTTCAAAGATGTTAAAAAGTATGCTACACGAACAATGGTTCGTCATGCAGGATCATCTAAAGAAAAGAAAAATAAAGGTAAATAATCATGCATCAAATTCAAGACGTATTCATCATTCAAAATCTTAAAATCCTTAATGAGGGGAAGTCTGGACCACTTAAGGTGCGTGGTATATTTCAAAGAGCCGACGAGGCTAATAGTAATTTAAGAATTTATCCACAGAAAGTTCTTGAGAGTGCAGTAAAGTCATTGAATGAAGCTATAAAGGAGAGAAGGCTCGTAGGGGAACTAGACCACCCAACTTATGACATGGTTAAGTTATCAAACGCTTCTCACCTTATCACTAACCTTTGGATGGAGGGAAAAGAAGTAATAGGGGAAGCTGAAATCCTACCAACCCCAGCGGGTAAAGTTGTTCAGGGCTTGATTGAGGGTGGTGTAAAAATAGGAATCTCAAGCCGAGGGATGGGGACTTTAAGTGAGGGTAAATCTAATTTTAAAACGGTTAACGAGGACTTTAAACTTGTTACGTTTGATATTGTTGCCGACCCATCAACCAGGGGGGCATATCCTGCTCTAGCTGAGTCAAAGCAGCTTAAAAAGGATAAGCAAATTATTGAGTCTACAATTAAAGAAGTTGTAGGCCAGAGATATTTCTTAAAGCTTCTGGAGAAAAAGATTGATCGGAAGCTTGGTAGAGTTGAGGAAGTCAGAGGCGACGCTACCGTTAGAAGATATGGAGCCAAGCATCCAAAGGGTGAAGAGGGTGCTGAGGAACGAGCCGGTGAGACTAACTTTCCTCCAAAAAGAGGTTCAAAGCTAACCCCAGCCCAAAAGAATATTGTTAATGTTGCTCGCAAAAAATAATAAATTTTATTATTTTTAATTAAAGGAGATAAATAAGATATATGAGTAATTCAATAGATCAAATAGCTAGCCTCCTCCCAGAGGGTCTAACTGAGGATACGGTCGAGAAGATCGCCACCCTCGTTCACAAGAAGATCGAAGAGGAAGTTAACGCTAAAACGGAAGACCTGACCATCAAGGTTAAGGCTTATTTAAGAGGACAAATTGAGCGTCTTAAAGAGCAAGCTGTTAGAGAATTAGAGCTTGAGAACGAGACGTTCCGTAACGCCCAACTGTATGAGTCAGCCAAAGCGTTATTTGTTACAGAGCTTACTCCCGATGATGAGGTTACTGCTGTTAACCTAATGGCTCTAGAGCAGGACGATCTGTCAAAGAAGATTGATGTTCTTGCTGGCGAGCTAGATAAGTCATTAAAGGAGAACGTGCAGCTTAAGAATCTACTCAAGGTCCTCTCAGATAAAAATGAGAAGCTTGAAGAGAATGTTAAGAAAGTTAAAGTTAATTTAGCGGAATCAAGAGCCATCTCGTCGATGCGACTCTCTGATACCGCTGAAGTTGTTTCAAGAGAAAATTTCCAACGTCAAGGGAAGAAGTTAGAAGAACGCAGCGATGGCGTAAAGCCTGAGACGAATGGTAATAAGTTTTTGACCGAAGAGGTCATCAGATTGATGTCTAACTAATATTTTCAAGGAGAAAATTATGGACGTTTCAAAAATTGGAGGATCACCTGAGCTTACTCAGAAGTGGTCAAAGGCCCTTGACGGTATCAAAAATGAGTATACCGCACGGGTTACTGCTCAATTGCTTGAGAACCAAGCAAAGGCTGTTTTAGCCGAGAGCAACAGACTCAATGAAGAGTCTCTGAGCACTGGCTCCACCACTGTTGGTAACATTGGAGTCTTTCAGAAGTTTGCGTTCCCACTCGTTCGTAGAGTGTACCCAAATCTAGTATTTAATTACATTGGAGCTACTCAGCCGATGGATGCTCCTGTCAGCCAGATATTCTATCTTGGCAACAGCAGATGGGCTGGAGAGTATGGTCAAAATGTTTATAGCAAGTTTAATCTTACCTACCGTGGAACTCAGACTAGCCCAATAGATACAGTCTCAGGTCCTGGTGCAGCCGGAACTTGGGGATATAACAGACTGGAGCAGTCAATGGTTTCTGGCACGAGTACGTTTGACCTTTCAAACGTGCTCGCCGCGACCCACGGATCGCCATCGTCAACTTACGGTGGTCAAATTGCTTCATGGCCTGCCTCAACCACAACGATGGGCTGGGTTGTTTCAGCCGGTGAACGTCTTGATGGAACAGGAATCCCAGAAGTTCAATTTCACATTGAGCAGCAGCCAGTTGTTGCGAATACTCGCAAGATGCGCGCTCTCTGGACGATTGAGGCTTCCCAAGATCTCAAGGCATACCACAACCTCGATCTAGAGCGTGAGCTTACTGAGCTACTTAGCAAAGAGCTTTCACTTGAGATCGACCGCGAGCTAATCGAAGATATTCGTATGATTGCTTACGGTTTAGGTGGTGACGCTGCCGGATCAATTGCGGGATGGAGATCTAGATCACTGGATCCGATGGCGAACTCAAACAACTTTACTCAACAGTACGGTCAGTTGAACGCTGGAACCCTGGGAACCACAACCCAGTCGGACCATGGAAACTTCACCTGGGGCAACACACTCCAGGCGACTAGCGTTGGAACAAAGGCCAGCAACGTCATTGTAGCTGACCTTGCTCAGTTCCTCGGTACTAGCTATGCTCCACAGCACGTTGGACACAGATTCGCCAACCTCCTAGCTGTCCTTAACTTTGCCAGCCAGGATATCTATAAGACCACTCAGCGTGGCCCAGGTACGGTTCTAATCACCTCGCCACTTATGGCTTCACTCCTAGAGTCAGCCGCGAAACTTGAGGGCGGCATCTCAGAGAAAGATGGACCGAGCAACATGGGAACTAAGATTGAGTATAAGGGCAAGTTTGCCGGTAAATACGAGTTGATCGTTGATCCTCTCTTCCCAGAGGACGAGATCATAATCGGATATAACGGTGGAAGCCCAATGGACAGCGGATTCGTTTACTGCCCATACATCCCACTCATGCCACTCCCAATGGTAACTGATCCTGGCACATTCCAGCCAAGAAAGGGTATCATGACGAGATATGCTAAGGCTGCTGTTCAGCCCGCTAGCAGATTCTACCGAGTAATCAGGCTTATCGGAGCTACCTCTGGATACCTCACTGGTAACAGCTTCTTCGCTAACACTGGTGTAAACGTCGGAACCAAGTGATCTTAGGTCCTTGGTGACTTAAAAAGCGGGCCTAAAAAGCCCGCTTTTTTCTTTTATAGAGTACCTAAATATAAGTATATGGTATCTACTCCAACAATAACAAGCTATGGGTCTAGCTACGGTCGTTATGGTGGGCAGAGACTCACAGACTATACTTTATCTAATGATATAAATCAAGATAAATTAAATAAAAATTTAGAGGCTGATGGAGTTCAATTTAATTTATTTGAGCAGTCAGTTAATGATTATGTCCTGGCGCAGCTTGGACACCCGATTGTTGCCGTTGAATTAACTCCATTTCAAGTTAAGACTTGTATTGATGAGGCTGTATCTAAACTGGATTATTACTCACCACAATGGGCTTGCCAGTATGCTGTTTTTGATGCTAGCTCAGGAGAAAATGTATATGAATTGCCTCAGTTCCTAGCTAATAATATAAACGATGTTATATACAAAAAAGATATTTTTGGACTAAACTACACACCAGGATCATTAGCATTTGATTTAACTCTTTCGTTTTTTAATTCAAATAGATTCTTTCAAGGAGGGGGAATTGGAGACTTCTTCTTAACACAACAATATCTTGAGATGACAAGAAGAGTACTATCTAATGAAGGTAGCTGGAGCATTCTAAATGGAAAATACTTACAGTTATACCCAGTACCGAGGCAAACACCAGACCCGGTAATTATAGAGTATAGAGCTTTGGATTCTAATACAATTCACCATGCCTATCGCAATTGGATTCAGCGTTACGCTACGGCTGCTGGTAAGGGAATATTAGGGCGGATCAGGGGCAAGTACAAAATACTTCCTGGCCCAGGTGGAGGAGCACAACTTGATGGTGGCGTACTTGTTCAAGAGTCTGCTGAAGAAAAAAAGCAACTTATGGAAGAGTTGATTAGTGAGATTCAAGAAGGTCCAATGTTTATCGTAGGGTAGTATGAGTAACTTTGGAAAATATAAATCAAATGTAAGTCTTCCGAACTCTGACGAGTATGAAAGCCCTTTCAAACTATTCAACAAATTAAACGATCAAAACTTGTTTAATCTTGTTGACGAGGAGCAAATAAAGCTTGCCGGATCCCCTCTTCTTGTTTTTAAATACTATCAAACAAAAGAGATAGATGATGTGTATGGAGAAGAACGAAACAAATCGTTTTCTGTAGCTCCGACAAGAGTGTACGGTCATTATGATCCAAAGCCTATTGAAGAGAATTTAACTCAATTTGGAATAGAATTAACAAATGATCAGGTATTCACATTTAACAAAACTTATGCTGAGAGAAGATTAGGTAGGACGCTTATCGCAGGAGATATAATAAAGCCTGAGTTTCAAAACTTAAAGTACGAAGTATATGAAGTTCAAGAAGATAGCTTTGAAACTTATGGGGTATATCATTTAATTTGTAGTGCAAAACTTCTTAGGGATTCTGATGATGTTCATTTACAGCAACCGCCAAAATCTGATCTAATCTATCACAAAAATCATTAAAGGTAAGAGAAAATGACTAATATCCCACTTAACAATCAAGTATTGAAAGAGATTGTGGAAAAAACAAACGCATCGAGGGGGATGTTTTCACAAAAAGTTTTTAAAGATATTCTTAGATTTTTAATATCAACATTTAGTGGAATACATTATGTAGATAAAAATAATAATTCTATTAATGTTAAATGTTTTCACGCTAACCAAGAGAGGGCTGTGGCTAGATCTACTGTTGGTGATAATATTACTATTCCAGCAATAACAATCAGCGAAGATTCATCATCAGATAACATTTCTAGAAGACGTTACGGAACAATGCTAGTTCATGAAAAGTGTTGGCACAAGCGTCAGCAAAAAGCTATTAGAACTTTAAGTTTAGCCCCTATGCCAGTTGATATAACATACACAATTAACATATGGACTAAGTATAAAGAAGATATGGATCAAATAAGAGAACACATATTTTTATTATTTAATCCAGATCTTGAAGTTGATATTAAATCTAATAACGTAACTAAGTCTTTTATTGTATCTGAGTCAGAGATAGAACAGGGGGAAGCCCCTGATCGGGAGGATAGAATTCTTAAAAAGTCTATTCAAATATCAGTAGAGACATATATTCCAAGTCCAAAGTTTCTTTACACCTCAACTGGAAGAATAGAAAATCTTAATTATCAGATATCTGAATTAAAAGACTCTGTTCCAACTCACGATATGTCATGTTTTTGCGAAAAGTGCGTACTCCCATTAGTATCAGCTACAGAAGAAAATACCGAAACTTCTTTAGATTTAGATAAAATTAATGTTATTATTGACGGAAGTTTAGGATCTTAATACAATTAAATTAAAAATTTAATTTAAAATGATTGTCAGGAAGGGTAAATACTATTAGAGTTTTTCACAATGACTAAAAAACAACCTACGCCTCCCTCTACCCCCGGTCAGCCAACAAAATCTACCCCCGGTCAGCCAACAAAAATAATTAAAAATTACTCTGTCCAAGGTCTTTTTATTATACTGGAGAATCTTGGTGGGGTGGATCACGTTTGGCTTGAGCCAAAACAGGCTATTAGAGTATTAGAATCTCAAATAAGCCAACAAGTTAAAAATCTTCATAGAAGAAGAATACTTAGTATTTCTAATTAAAGGGTATCTTAAATGGGTGCTATTCCTTCTAGTCCTGCTGTAATTTTTTTAGAGAAAGATAATTCGTCTTATCCACCAAATATTGAGTCATCAATAGTTGGTATTGTTGGATTTGCTACAAAGGGTGAACCAAATACTCCAACTCTTATAACTAGCCAAGAAAATCTTGTTAATACTTTTGGAGAACCAAACGAGTATTTACAGGGTCAAGGTCTTGAGGGGGCA